CGAGCCCGAGGTTGGTGCGCGCCCCGCCTGCCGTACTGGAGCCCGTGCCGCCGTCGGTCACCGGCACATCGCTGCCGCCGGCCCGGTAGACGGCGTTGCCCTCCACCGCGATGTCGCCCGCGCCCGAGCGGGTAAGGGTGGTGTCGGCGTCGCCGACATGCAGGCTGGTGACCGTTGGACTGGCAAACGTGGGGCTGTCGCCGGCGCCGACCCCGATCGAGGCTCTCGCCGTGGCGCCGCTCTCGGCCACCCAGGTCGAGCCGTCGCCGACGAGGATGTTGCCGTCGGTGGGCGTCAGCGCCGCGATGGCCGCCAGGTTGGCCGAGCTGGTGCTCAGGACCGCGAAATCGATCTCGCTGAAGCCCGGCGTCGGCCGGCCGGAGGTGGTGACGTACCACGTCGTCAGCGCGTTGGTGGTGCCGCTCAGCACCAGCACCAGCGTGCCCTTGATGACCTGGTCGCGCTGGTCGCAGTCGTTGGCGCGCGTCCAGGTGCTGGTCTGGACGACCCAGATGCCGTTCTCCTTGGCATCGGCCTGGTCCTTGACCAGGACGCGGTCGTTGTCGACCACGGCGACGCCGTCGATGGTCTGGTTGCCCGAGAGCGTGATGGCGGCCGTGGTGGCGGCGCGGCAGGGCGCCTTCAAGGACAGAAGGTGGCCGACGAGGAAGCCCTGGCGGTCGGTGATGAGGCTGGTCACCGGCGCTTTCCTCGGGTCAGGTGATGGAGATCTGGCTGGTGGTGGGGAAGCGCGCCACCACGCTGTAGAGCGCCGTCGTCACGCCGACGAGGCTGAGCCCGCACACCCCGGTCATGGTCCATTGGCTGCCGGTGGACACGGCCGAGGACAGGATGGCGCCCGACTCCAGCTGTATGGTGCCGGTCGTGGCAGTCGTGGTGGAGAGTCGGAACACGTGCTTGATGAGGCCCGGCACCGGCGCATCCATGCGCCAGGTGGTCTCGGCCGAGGAGATGTAGCTGATGCCGGAGGCCAGAAGATCGGTACCCGTCGTCGCCGACGTGGCGCTGACCACCGCGGTCGAGCCGTACATGGCGATCTCGGAGCCGGTGGAGGTGCCTAGCTTCAAGGCCGCCGCCGCCAGGGCCGAGCTGGCGGAGATGCTGTTGGCGACGTAGACCGCCCCGCTGGCGACGATGCCGGAGCTCGTCAGCGTCGTAGTGGCCGTGAGGCCGGCGCTGGCCGTGACGAGCCCGCTCGCCGTGATGGCCGAGGAGGTCATGGCCGCATCGAACTGCGACTGCGCCGTGCTGTTGACCGTGCCCGATCCCTTGGGCAGCAGAGTAATGCCGATGTTCGTGTCGTCGCCGGCCGCCGCCAGGGTCGGGGAATCTCCGGCTGTGGAGTTGTAGATCTCGAGGTAGTTCGCTGCCGCCGTGGACGCCTTCTGGAACATCAGCTGCTCGTTGCCGCTGTCGTCCTTGATGCCGGTGGCGTCGTCGAACTTGACGGCGTAGCCGTTGGCGTCGAGGTCGGCGCCGAGCGTCGGGCTCGACTCGGTCGAGAGCGGCACGTCCGTGGTGGTCACCGACGTGAACGTGATGGTGTCCGTGTCGATGACGAAGCTGTCGGGATCGACCGAGGAGGTGACCCGGAAGGCCCCGCTCTGGGTCGATCCGCCCCACACGAACACCCACGTACCGCGCCGGAAGTCGTTGACGCCGTCGAAGTCCCTGGCACGGACCCAGGCGCCCGTGTCCATGACATAGATGCCGTTCTCGTAGCCGTTGGTCTGGTTCTTGACCAGGATGCGCCTGAGATCCGCATGCTCGGTCGAGGTCGGCAGCACGCCGTCGATGGTCTGGTAGCCCGAGAGCGTGATGTTCGCGGTGGTCGCCACTCGGCACGGGGCCTTGAAGGCGAGCGAGGAGGACGCCCCGGCCAGACGATCGGTGACGTTGCTGGTCATGGGTTCCCCGTTTGCATGGCGCTCACGCCCGCCACGTCTCGCGCCAGGCCGACCGGCCGCGCCGCGCCGACGCCAGCCGGCCTGGCGAGGGCTGCTCGGGCGGCTGCTTGGCGGCGTCCCACGATCTGGCCTTGCGCAGCGCCCGCTCCTTCTGCTTTTCGAGCCTGTCGAGCGCGTCCTGGCCCCAGTTGGTGACGTGCGGCGCCACCCGGAAGGCCAGTTCGTACTGCAGCGCCTTGGCCACCACGTCGGGCCACAGCGACAGATCGCCGCCGAAAGCAGCGTCGTCGGAGACGATCGAGGCGTAGAGCGGGTCGACGTTGGCGTACCAGCGCTCGCCCTCGTCGCGGTACTCGTTGGCCCCGAACGCGGGATAGAAGGTGGCCGAGCCGGACAGGGCGATCAGGTTCTTGTAGTCGGAAGGCTTCTGGAACGAGAAGGAGTAGCCGAACTCTGGCTCGGCATCCGTGTCGGACTCGAGGGCGACCGAGCGGGCGGCAAAGTTCCACCGCCCGCTCTCCAGGGTGAACGACCTGGCCTCGGCCCAGACGTCGTTCAACGCATTGACGAGCACGCTGTCCGTGGAGACGGTCAGCGTGCTCGCCGGCTCGCGCAGAATGAGCGCGGCCTCTTTGTAGAGCGCAAGCTGCGTCGTCATCAGGCCGCCTGCCGCTTGGCCTTGCGCTTGGCGTCGGCCGCATCGCGCTCGGCTTGCTTGGTCTGGCGCTTCTCGGCGGCCTCGGCGAGCTCGGCCTCGGTCGGCAGGCGCAGGCGCAGTTCCGCGAGGTAGCGCGCCATGATGGCGTTGGCCTCGGCCTCGGTGGCGATGCCGGACTGCAGGGGCTCGCCGTTGATTGAGATGACCCGGTACTTGGTGGCTTCCGTGAAGTCGACCCGCACCGCCGCGCGCCCGTTGGGCAGGATCGGCACCACCTGGGGCCGGGCGGCTTCGGCTTCTGCGGTGGCCTCGGCCTCGGCCTGGCTGCCGAAGCCCTTGGGGAACTTGGGCCACAGCTCCATGATGGCGCCGCCCGCCGGCCGGCCGCGCACGGTGAGGTTCACATCGAAAGAGCCGTCGCGGGCCACCGCGCGCACCACGTCGAAGAGACGCAGCCTCGCTGCCACGTGCGCCCAGTAGGCGGCCGAGAACATCTCGCCGAAGGCGTGCCCCGGCGGGATCATGGCGATCCAGTGGTTGTACTGCTGGCCGGCGAAGTTGGGGAAGGTCAGCGCGCTGGGGGGAAGCTTGTTGGTGGTCATGGACCGCGTCCTTTCCATTCGAGTGGGATCTTGCGAGGCGGGAGCGCTGCCGCCGAAGCGCCAGCACCGGATGAAACGCACGCCACGGACGCGGCCGCCCGCAGCTGAGCGGCCGTACACGGCGGGCGGGCACGAAAAGCCCGCCCGCCGTCGCTGTCGTGAAAAGACGCTGCGCGTCAGGTCGTGGCGTAGGTCGACGAGACGGTGGCGCCGGCACCCGTGGTGTGGGTGGTGACGAAGCACAGCGACGCCAGCGTCGAGGCGGTGTCGATGACCCACACCTGATCGTACTTGCGCATCCCCAGGGCGTAGCCGTTGGAGAAGTAGGATGACCCGGCCACGGTGGCGATCGGATCGGACGACTTGTACGTCCAGCCGCGCATGACCTGGCCGCCGAACGAGCCCCAGGACAGGACCGGAGGATTGGTGCTTGCATATGCCATGATTACGATCCTCCTTTAGCTCGCCACGTAGCGCGAGCCGTCGTGCAGGGCCTGGATAACGCCGCCGTTCTGCAGGAGCTTGGCGGCGTGGTAGAGGGAAGCGTTGGTCCACGAGTTCTTCTGCTTCCTCTCGTAGCCGACGTCGACCTCCATTTCCTTGGAGTTGGCGGCGTGTCCCATCGCGTTGCGGTGCAGGAAGTAGCACTTCTCCGAGGAGGTGCCCTTCCCCGTCAGGCGCGTCGACACGATCCAGTTCCACCCGGCCGCCCGCCACACTTTCTTGACGGCGCCGGACAGCATCTTGACGTTCTGGTAGTCGCCCGAGGTGTACTCGGGCGTCTGGCGGATGAAGGACCGGAACGCGGGGGTGATGACCGCGAACAGGTTCTCCTCGTCGTCGACCGGGACATCGCCGTTGCCCAGAATGGTGGTGCACATCTCCACCAGGTTCATGTCGGCCTCGACCGCCGTCGCGGTATCCTGCGTGGCAGTGTCGAGCTGGGCGATGATCACGTCGTCGATGTCGCGGTTCAGCACCGCCATCGACGCGTCCTGCATGATCTTCTTCTGATTGCCCTGCGAGGCGAAGATATTGAAGTCCGTCGTCTCGAAGGGACCGTGCTTCTCGACAAGCGTGCAGGAGAGCTGCGTGTTGTCGATGACCCCGAACGGGATCTGGCCGTTGATACCGCGAGTGACGGCGGCCGCGTTGTTCGAGCCAGCCACCAGGAACACGGCGGTCTGGGCGCGAATGGTCGCGTCCTGGACGCACACTGCGCGCAGGTTCGAGGTCGATTGCTCGAATGCGGCAATGTACGACTCGCGGTACTCGGTGCGGAATGCTGATTCCGTCATTGCGAGTGCCTTTCAGTTGGCGAAGTCGTAGTGGGTGGGATTGCGCCGCAGTCGAAGGGTGGCCGTGCGCCGGGGTTGCGGGGTGGCCGTCGACGTCGACCTGCGATGCACGAGCACCGAAGGTCTGCGTTGGCGGGGCCGCAGTGCCGTCGCGGAACGGGGCTTGGCTGGTGGCAGGGTTCAGGCAGGCTGAAACGCCGGTGTGGATAAGCGGGGCCCTCGAGGAGGGGGTGGCCGCGACACCGGGGTTGTCACTCGTGCTATGCAGAACGAGGCAAAGCGACTAACGGGAAATGGGAACGCGAGGGGCCAATGACGTTCACGACGGTAGAGCTGAAGGCAATAGAAAGACGCTCAACGGGACAACGCGACGCGAGCGATGCCTATTGGAATAGCCTCACTGACGCGCAGCAGCAAGCCACGCTGGAATGGTATCGCAAGCGCGACAAGCAGCGAGAGACGATCCGGATACTGCTCGGCGGTGTTCTGGTGCTAGTGTGGATCGCCTTCGCGGCAATCCCCCTTGTTGTTATGGTTGCGAGATACGGCGGTTGGTGGGAAGCACCATGAACAAATCCCGCGATGACCGCGCCTAAGCCGCGCGGCTCCTGCGCCCGCTCGAGGAGCGCTCCTCGTTCTCCAGGATCTTGCGGTACTCCACGTCGTAGCCGCCGCGCACATAGCCCTGCGGGTCCTCGCGCATCATCTTCTGCAGGTCCTTCTTCCTGGTCGACTCGGCAGCCCGCACGTCGCCGGTCTTCAGCGTGCCTTCCCCGTAGCCGGCGAACTCGCCGAAGCCGTTGACGGCCACCTCGGACAGCAACCGCAGGATGGTCGGGTGAAACCTGAGCGCCCGGCCTTCGGGCGTGCGCGCCTCCCAGATCATCTTGCCGGCCCCGTCGGGCAGCGCCTCGTCGTCCTTCAGCAGCCGGTCGACCACTTCGAGCCGCGGGTTCAGCTCCTCGCCGAACTCCTCCGACAGCACCGCCTTGGCCTCCTTCTTGTCGGCCTTGTCGATCGCCTTGACGGCTTCCTCGCGCCGCTTGCCGGCTTCCGCGCCGGCAGCCACCTGGAACTCCACCAGCTTGTCGGCCTGGGCCTGGGTCAGGTCCAGCGCGAAGGCGACCTCTTTGAAACTCTCGTGCAGCGGCTTGTCCTCGTCGGTCCACTTGTGACCGGCGATGTTGGGGATGGTCACGTCGGCGGCCTTGGCAGGCAGGCCCTGCTGCTCGCGCCAGGCCGCGACCTCTTCTGCCGGCGCGTCCTTGGCGGGCTTCTCCTTGGCCTGGCCGGCGCGCAGCTTGTCCTGCGCTTCCATGCCGGCGAGGATGGCCGCTTCCGCCGAGCCATAGCGCGCCAGCGCCTTCCTCAGGCGCGCGACGCTGCCGGCGATCTCCTTGTCGATCGCGGCCTTGATGGCGGCCTGCTCGGTCTCGGTCTTGCCTTCGAGCCTGGCATCCAGCTTGGCCTTCTTGATGAGCTTGGCCTCTGCGGCCTTGACGGCCTCGTCGCGCCATGCAGCTGTCGGCTTCGCCTTGTCGTCTTTGCCCTTCTTGCCCTTGCCGTCCTTGGCATCCCCATCGGCTGCTTTCTTGCCGTCCTTGGCGGTGGCGGCATCATCGTCGTCGTCGAGCAGGCCGGGCTCGTCGCTCTCGTCTTCGGCGTCGTCCTCTGCAGCCGCCTCGCCGTCGCCACCCTTGCCTTTGGCTTTTGCCGGGATGTCGCCGATGTCCTCGGCATCGTCGGGATCGCCGCCGGCGCCGTCGTCGGCCTCGGCCTCGGCCGCGCCCTTGGCAGGCGCCTTCTCCTTACCGTCGCCGCCCTTGGCCCCGGCAGAGGGCTTGCCGGTGTCTTTGCTCTCGCCCGCCGCTGCGGCGGTCTTGCCGTCCGCGGGCTTGTGCGGTGCGGCGGTATCGGCAGCGACGGCGTCTTTGGCGAGCGCTGCGTCGGCGGCGGGTTCGGCGGTCATGGATCAATCCGTCTTCTGTTGCTGTTGCTGGAACTGCTTGCGCCGCGACCGCGTCATGCGGCCGGGCAGGATCGGCTTGTCGGGGTCGGCAGGCGCGCCCTTGGGAGTGGTGTGTCTGGGCGTCAGCGCCGGGTGGTGCAGCTTTCTCAGCATCATTCCGGCCCAGCGCGCGCCTTCCGCAAACGCGGTGGCCAGCGCTCCTTCCGCGCCGGGGCGATAGGACAGGTCCTGGAACTCCTCCGACGCCTTGGTGACGTACATGAGGTACTTCCAGCACAGCTTCTGCTGCTCGGCGTTCGCGGTACCGTTGGCCCAGGCCCTGACGGCGAGCACGATCTCCTCGTCGTGGTAGGGCGGGTGGTGCGGTTCGGCGTGCGCCGTCCACCTGTCGAGGTCGGCGTAGCTCACGGGCGGGCTCAATGCACCCTCTCGGTCTCGCTGTTGGCGCCCAGCTCCCTTGCCACGTCCCGCTCGAAGTTGCTCACGTGGGCGGCCTTGCGGATGCGCCACACCTGGGCGACGCCCCGGTGCTCGAAGAAGGCGAAAAGGGCGAAGAGCTTGTCCAGGATGGCGACCCGCCGCGCCCCGGCCTGCCGCAGGATCGCGGCTGCGTCGTCAGGGGTGAGGAACATGGGCCCGGCCCGCTATGCCGCGATCGCCGCCGGATCGAGCGGCGGCAGCGAGGTGGCGACAGTGCGCTTGTTGAGCACCGGCGCCGGCAGGAAACCGGCCGGCTGCTGCGCCTGCCCAGGGCGTTGCGCTCCAGCCTGCCCTGCGGGCGCCGGCAGCATGCCGGCCTGCTGCAGCTTGACCGCGCCCTCGCCGACCTTGCCGGCCACCTCGGCGGCCGCCGCGATCTCCTGTGCTGCCCCCGCCAGCATCTTGCGCTGGTCGAGCGCGGCCTGGTCGGCCTCCTTCTCCTCCTCGGTCTTGCGCCAGGCGGCAGGCGCGGAGGTGCCGCGGATGGCATCCTCGAGCGCCGACATCAGGCGGATCGGGGAAGGCAGCTGCCCGCCGGCGAACTCCTGCGCCGCCTTGATCAGCTGCAGCACCTCGCCGAACTGGCTGATCAGGATGCGGCTCGAGGCCTCCTGCATGGGGTTCTTGAAGGACCAGAACACATCCCGCTCCATGAGCGCATCCGGCATCAATTCGAAGTCGATGCGCTTCATGTTGGCGAGCGCGTTGTAGGACTTGTCCAGGATCTGGGTGTTGCACTCGATTTCCATGGGCTCGAACAGCGGCATCAGGTTCCTGACGTGGTCCTCGATGACGCGGGCGATCTCGTAGGCGGTGCGCTGCGTTCCGGAGTCGGGGAGCTTGAGCTTGTCGAGGAACCAGGCGCGCGTGATCATCTCGCGCAGGTCCTGGCGCATGGCGAACCCGACCTTCATGTCGGCCTGGATCGGCAGCGAGGCCATGGCCTCGGCGAGCTTCTGATCGGCTTCCAGGTCGGCCCAGGTCAGCGAGCCCGCCTGGATGTTGGCCTGCTGCACGGCTTCATTGCGTGCCAGCATCGGCGGGTAGACGCTCTTCTCGCCCGCCTCCAGGATCAGCAGCGCCAGGTCCTGGGCCATGCGCGCGTCGGGCAGCGCCGTCATGGCGGCGGGCGAGAAGGCGTACTGGAAGCCCGGAATCCGGTGCCAGCGCGCCACCATGTAGAGGAAATCGGGCAGCCCGCCCTCGCGGATCACCTTGCAGTTGTCGGCATCGACGTAGACGATGACGAAGGGGAGCTTGCGCCCCTTGCGCCTCGCCCCGCCCGCTGTCTTGTCCTTGACGATGTAATCGTATTCGTCGGCCGGCATGACGACGACGCGCAGGTTGAACTCCTGGCCGGGATTCTCCTCGCAGGCCTTCTTCACCGTCTCGTGCAGGTTCTTCTCCCCGAACCTGCGCTTCATCGCCCGCGCCGTCATCCTGTCCTTGCGGTGCAGATGGTCGACGACACCGATGTCGTTCTCCAGCCAGGCGCAGTCGCGGAAATGGTGCGGACGGAAAAACAGGTGCCGGCGGTTCGGGCTCTCCTCGACCGACACCACGGCGTTGCCGAAGGTGCCGAAATCGTGGTCCGCCATCTTGGTGGCGGCGATGAACTGGGTCCTGGGATCGTAGATGCCGGTGCGCACCTCCCCTGTCAGATATTCCAGGTAGCGGGCGTTGCCGGGATCGTTGTCGATCCTCTCGTCGTAGGTGGTGGACTGGAACCAGTGCTTGTCCCTGGGCCGCAGGATGGCCGAGAACGAATTGCACAGCTCGCGCCGGGCGAGCGAGGGATAGCTGTCGTTCAAGTGCGCGGCGAAGTCCTCGCCGAGGTTGCGCACGACCGTGAAATCGGCGCGCTCGGGATAGCAGTTCTCGGCGAGCTCCTGGCACAGGGTGTCGAGCGGACCCTTGGCGAGAAAGAGCTTGTTGCCGAGGTCGATCAGCTCCTTGGCGCGGGCGTCGGTGATCATCTAGCGAGCCTCAGGGCCGCTCGACCGGCCGGGTATGCGACATGCGGATGGACCGATGGCGGGCGCGCGCCCTATCGGCGCTGCCGCCCCCCATGTAGGAGGTGGGCCGGTTGCCTTGCTGCCGGGCTGCACGCTTTATCGCGGCGTTGCCTTCCGACAGGCACATCACCACGGCGTCCGCCTTGCCTGGCGAGCGGCCGAGCCGCTTTCTCAGCTCGGCCTTGTCCTCGATCAGGATACCCTTGCCCACCACCTCGTAGGTCGGGGCAGCCAAGTCGGCCCTGAGCTCTGGGTCGGGCGGCAGCGCGATCACCGAGCCGCCCTGTTGGTCGGGGTTCAGTTCCTCGCGAAACCGCCACCACGCTTCAGCGCGCTTGTTGGCGAACTTCAGCTGCCCGTCCTTGGTGCGCGCCATCGAGGGGCTTGCACCGTTGAAGGGGTGCACACTGATAGCGTTGTCCTCGAGGCGCATGATGGTGGTGCCGCCGAATCCATGTCCGGCGCCGCCACCGGCGTCCACCACCACGGGAGCATTGTCGCGCCGGTGCTGGATGATCTTGGCCGCCGCCAATGATCCGTCCGCAGTTTCCTTGCCCTGCGCGCTCACGAACTCGCCGTACCAGCCGTCGTGCCGCCAGCACAGTTCCGCTGTATCGCGCCCGCCGCCAGCGGGATCGAAGGCCATAGCGGTCATGGGACGCCCTTTCCAGCCGTCCCTCGACCAACGCTCCTGCGCGGCCAGTATCCAGGCCGTCGGGATCACCTGGAACTCGCCATCCTGCAGCGACGCCCCGAACTCCCCTTCGCGCAAGCGCCGCCGCAACTCGGCCGGCATCGCTTGCAGCACCGAGGCATAGCCCGAGCGCATGTAGTCGGGATTGTCCTCGACCCGCGATGGAATGAAGGTGCGCGAACGCGGGTGCACGATCTCGCCGCCCACCGTGATGGCGTTGCCGTTGGGCAGTTCGATGTCCCGGTCGTCGATGGTGGTGAACCATCTGAGCTCGCCGGGCTTGGCGGGCTTGGGATGGGTGGGATCGAGCCAGGGACCCCAATACTTGATGACCCACAACCCTTCTGCCGTCAGCGGCGGGTTGCCGGTGCAGATCACACGGCAGCGCTGGCTGGCATCGTCGGAGCGGTTCCAGCCGATGATGTATCGGTACTGCGACTCGGTGAACTGCGTGATCTCGTCGAACGCCTTGAGGTCGTGGGCGATGCCCTGGTAGTTCTCCTTGTCCTTTTCGTGCTCGCAGTGCCCGAGGTCCACAACCCGATCGTCGGGAAGCTTCCACACGCCCAGCTGCTCGTTGAGCCCCCTGCTGGACCCGGTGATGCGCTGGATCTCGCGCTTGATGCCTTTCAGGTTTTTAGCGATGCGGCGCAGGATCAGTGACTGCTTATGCTGCTGGATGGCAGCACCGCAGATCAGGCTCGACTTGCCGCCACCGGCGGCCCCGCCATAGAACAGCTCGTCGGCCTCGCTGAAGTAGGCCTCCACCTGCGGGCCGGGATTGGGCACCCACTTCATGTGCCCGGTCTCGGCCTCGACCAGATCGTAGACCGCCTTCTTCTGTTCCGGGCTCAGTCCGTTGACCCGCCCGATCAGCTCGTCGAGCAGCTCGGCGGCCGCGACGTTGCCCTGCACCATGCCGCGCCTGCTCAGACCGCCGCGGCCGCCGAGCTGCTCGACGGAGCCTTGGCGGCCTTGCGCGCGCCTGCTGCCAGGATCAGCGCCAGACGACGCGCCAGATCGTCGTTGCCACGCGCCCGCGCCGCTTCGAGCGCTCGCGCCTCGGCCTCGCCCTTCTGCTTGTTGTCCTCCGCGTACATGCCCAGATGCTTGCCCATCTCGACGAGCGAGGTGTGCTTGTCGTATAGCTTGACCCGCGTCTTGAGCACGGCAACCTTCGGCCGCTTGCCATTCTCGCCGGGCTCAACGCCAGCTGCGTCCTGAGCCTCGCCATCGGCCGACAGGACGGTTTCCTCGTCGACCTCGCGAATACAGGCCCACTGCTCGGGGGTCAGCTTGGTGAGATCGGTATAGGTCCTGCCGTTGATCACCTCGACGAAGTCGCGCATGCTGGCGAAACCGATCTTCTTGTGCTCCTTCATGATCATGTCGACGGTAACGCCGTGCTTCTCCTCAGCGATCTCGCGCGCCTTGGCCTCGTGCTTGGCCATTTCCTCGCGATAGCGCGCGGCCACCGCCGGCCGCCGGAAGAACTTCTTCGCGTTGGAGTGCAGCGCGTCACCTTTCGCTTTCACGTGCGGACGCGCCGCAAGATAGCCCTTCACCACGCTGCCGGTCTCGATCCGCGCCATTATGGCCGTGATCTCGTGCGGGTAGAGCCCGCCGTCCTTCGGTCTGGCTGCCATGGGAGTCACACCGGAGTCGGACCGGCAGCGCCTCCGGCCGCATCCGCATCCCCTCTCACCCCACTCGGAATGATCCCATCGAGCCCGGCGGTAACTGCCATCTGCTCTCCGCCCTCGCCCCCGGCCAGCGCCTCCGCCACCTTGGCCAGCGCCTCGTCCTTGTTCTCCGCCGGCAGCGGCGGCCGCGGCGCGCCCTGGACACCCAGATCGATGGCGCGACGGTCGCTGACCCAGGTCTTGCGCTGGTAGGTGTTGTTCTCCTTAGCGCCCAGCAGGAACATCTTCTCGTTGACGCTCGACTGGATGGTCTGGTCCAGCGCGTTGATGCGCGCCACCAGCTCCGCCTCGCGCACCGTCAGCTTGACGTGCATGTGGTCGCCCTCGCAGATGCCGTAGAGCGGGGGCGGGCGCAGCATGTCGGACTCGAGCGGAAGCGTGACCTTGATCCCCATGTGCTCGGCCATGCACAGCCAGAAGTGGCACCCCGAGCGCTGGAACTCCCATTCCTCAGTGGCCGACATGTCGACCCCCCACAGGCCGATCTCGTCGGCGCCCGACAGCATCGCCAGCGCCACCATGTAGGACAGCGTCGAAGTCATGAAGTAGGCCGCGAACGGCGCGTACTTCTCCAGGATCGCCTCGACCGGAAAGGCCGTCGAGGCCGGCACCGCCGCCACCGGACCCTGCATGTAGACAGGGCATTTGAGCTGCCCCATCCAGGCAATGTACTCGGGCGAGAACCACGGCTTGCCGGGCTCCCACCGGTGCAATTCGAACCACGCCTCGGGGTTGCGCTGCCTCTGCGCCAAGTGCGGATAGGCGCCGGGCGAGCAGCCCCAAAGGGCCCAGGAGGAATCCTTGTAGGGGG